GCCGTTTGTTCTTTTAACTCTTATAAATGCTAGATCATCATTAACTGATTCTATTACGAGAGGATCTTGAGATGGTTGAATATTAATGCTATTTGCAAAAGTTTTAGCTCCGCTAATTGTTTGATTGCCAGTATTATAAACAAGATTTGGCGCAATTATTCCTGTTTCAAAAGTTTTAATTCCGCTAATGGTTTGATTGCCAGTATTGTAAATTATATTACTTGCATAAACATTATTAATTGTTAAATAAGCATTATTTCCATTTAATCTTTTTAATTCATTATTTTGAATACTCAAAATTGAATCTGTATTTAGATTTAAATTACTAATTGATCCAAAATCTTTTATATTTCTAAATGGCATAAAATTTATTACACTATTATTATAATGGAACTGCGCCACTATTATAAATTAAATTATATTCTATTAATGTTTCTGTCCCCAATAAATCATATTCTATACTATCTTCAATACCTTTTAATCCAAATGGCAGACTTGTATATAATACATTTCCACTAGCGAAAATCCCTCTTCTTCCAAAATCTGGATCAAGATCAAAATTAAAACTTAAGGTGGCAGTCTTATTGCTACCTATGGAAGAATCATAATTTATATTATTAAATCTACAACCACTAAATACAAATCTAGTAGGATATACCCCGTTAGTATTATTGCATTTTTCAAAATTAACTACTATATTATAGTCATCATCAGAATTTAAAGTATCAAAAAATGAACCTGTGAGATTTTCTTTTACAACAAAACTAGTATTTAATGTGCCATTTACTGGAAATTCTATTTTTCTTAAGAGTGGCAATTTATAATTAATTGCACGATATGCTTTTCTATTAAAATTCAATGAAAAATCAAGACTTTGAATTGTATCTGTATAAAAAGCTACGCCATTATTACTTGTATAAAAACTTACATTTGCATCTCCTGGCAATAGAATATTTTTTCCACTAATCTGTTGATCATTATAATTTAAACTTTTTGGTATTACAATTTGTTCTGATTGATTTTCTGCAAAACCAGATTTTAAATTTAATATTGAATACGGAAGGTTTGATCCGCTTAAATAATATGTAATATTATCTGCAGTATAACTTTGATTTACTTCTGGTAAATTACCAACCGCAACACTAAAAGAATACTCATTTAAGTATGCATTTTGAAAATGTAAAACTCCATAATTTTTTGAGTTTGGATCAACTATATCAACTAAACCCGTAGGATTAACAGAATAATCTGTTAGTGGATAATTAAGAAAAAGATCGTTATCATTTTTATTTACTATAAGATAAAAGTCTCTTTTATTTAATTGTGGTTGATTTGTGCATAGTCCAGAGAACATAGGTAAAGTATGTGGATTATCAAAATTTGCAACATCAAAATTTAACCTATTTTCATTTGTAACTCCATCTGGAATGTAAGAAAAATTAAATGATACTTCTGGAGCTAATCCTTGACCACGAAAAATATTTTGTTTTTGGCCAAAGCCTTGAGCATCAAGTTCATTTTTTTGAATTGCATAATTAAATGATTGTATTTTTTCTAACTTTTTGAGTATTTGATAGCCGCTGAGATAATAGTTAGAGTAAGGATTTTGTTCTCCAGAGTATGGACCAACAAATAAGCCTTCTACATTATAGATGATTCTATCTCTAGCCATTTACCTTAATCCTTGTATAGGATTACACTTTTATTTTAGTTTATATTTTACCAAGTAGACATTGCTGTTCTTGTCCAATTTGAACCATTATGTCTATAGAAATAATTATTATCAAAAGCTAATTGACCACTAACACCAAAAGCTGTATATGTACTAGGTACATATGAGTCATTTTGAATGATTGCTCTGTTCTTAATATAAGTACCACTTATAAAATCTAAAGTCAATGTATTTGGACCAGAAGAAAAATGACTTCTATCTTCGCTATCAGATAGTAGCATTGCACCAGAATGATTTAAAATATTTGATCTACGTCCTCCAATTATAATAGAATTTGATGCACCAGATATAGAAGAAAAATTAGATTTAATAATTAAACTTGATGGGGCAGAACAAATATAACTTCCTGTTGATGAAAATAGGGCGCTTTTATCTGATCCAAATATATTACTATTCTCAGAATTAATTACCATACTATGATATGCGCCACTAACGCAAGAAGAAGTTGAATTTAAAATGTTAGAAGAGATAGTATTACCTACTATTCTACTATTATTACTTCCTATAATACTGGATTTAGAGCTTGAACATATACAATTATTTGATCCAAAAGATATACTGTTTAAATCTCTACTAGTATCGAATCCTGATCCTGAATGATATATATTATTTAAAGCTCCATTGATAAGAGTACTATATTGATTATTAACAATTGAAGATGCTACTCCACCTATAAGTGTAGAATATCCTACACTAGCACCATCAAAAGCAACCGCACAGCTTATATAACTATTATTAAGACTAGTATAAAATCCATTGCATACACAACTATTTGATCCTGCTGTCATTACTGATCTTGATCCTTTAATTATAGAATTTACTTGTCCACCTAAAATAAAGTTTGAACTATATTCTGTAGTAGAATCACCCAATAATCTATTTCCTCCTCCCGCTACAATTGCAGAATTACTATGTTGATTTAGATTATTACCTCCACCCAATATAAATGTATTAGAAATTGGAGTAGCTAATAGTCCAGTTATAATATTCCCATTACCAGCTATAATTGCTGAATCTTTAGCGGCTAATTTATTATTAGATCCACCAATTAATATTGCTCCAGTAGTAATGCCAGTTGGACCAAATAAACTATTTTGAGCAAAATTTAACCCTTGCTCTTTTATTTGGAAATTTAATTGAGATCCTGGTACTTGTGTAAGTCTAGAATTACCATCAATCGAAGCTAATAGATATACATTATAATCTGGCATAAATTAAAAATCCTCAAAACTCATCCTAGCCCAAAGACCATTTCCTACTCCATTTCCACTTAGGCAAATATAAAATTTAGATTGATCCCAAGCTAATTGACCAGAATATCCTGGTGAAGTGTTCGTGGCGGGAATAGAACTCGCGCCGATTCTAACACCAGCATTAAGATTTACCTCAGAAGCATTTCCAGTAATTCTAGCGTACCTTAGATCTAATTGACCAGAATTAGTAAGTTGCTCTGTGAATATCTGTAAACCATTAAATGTGCGCATTTAATAAAATTACACACAAAAAAATAAATAGTAAAAAATTACCATTCAGAAAGAGCTGTTCTACGCCATTTTACACCATTATGAGAATAAAAGTAATTAGAATCTATTGCAATTTGACCGCTCAAACCATTGCTTGAAGAAGTTAATGGAATACATTGTGATCTAAAAACTATTCCAGAAGCAAAGTCTAAAGTAAGAGTATGTGGTCCAGCAGAAGTTTTTGATCTATCAATATAGTCTCCAATAATTGTAGAATTAGAATGTATTGCGCATGTTTTATATCCAGCTAAAATTGTAGAATTACAAACATTTATTATTTGATTTACGGATCCTGCTAAAATATTATTTGATCTTCCTTTTATAATATTTTGAGATCCACCAACTATTACATTTAAACAGCCAGAGATTAAATTAATATCTCCTCCTACAATAACATTTAAAGAATCTCCTATCCTAGGAGCTACCTCTCTACCCCAAATACGATCACTCACTATTTGATTCTGAGCGCCGCCAATTAAAGCTGAATAACTTGCTCCAGATATCAAATTTTTCCAACCACCACCCATAAACTGATAAGCTCCACCAAGTATTCGATTGCAAAGTCCTCCGACTAAAGAATTATGCGATGTATTCCCTCCTGATATTATATTATTACAACCTCCAAGTATAGAACTATTATTAGATTTGTCTATTTCATTATTATTTCCGCCGACAATACTTGCTGTACAAGAATTATTTATTTGATTACTAAATCCTCCACCAATGAAATTGTATTGACCACTTAATTGACCAGGGTAAGAATTACCATATACATCTGATATTCTTCCTCTTTCCGAGTTAATAGAATTACATAGTCCTCCTCCAATTACAGAAAAGATTCCATTTAAATTATTATTTTTACCTCCTGCAATTACGTTATAACCTGCTCCAAAACATATTTGATCTGGTCTCCAGAATCCAGCGCCCATAAAAACAGCATTGCCAGTATAATATTCATCTTGTGGAGGAGGAGAATACGATGGATCAGTAAAAATAGGGATTCCGTAATAACAAGTTGTTCCAATTATACTGTTTCCATGCCCACCAACAATTGCTGATTTTGGACTACATATTGTGTTTTTTGTTCCTGCGCCTATGAAAGATTTAGCACCAAAATTTTCAGTTTGAGTATTACTTCCATTTGTTGTATCTCTATAAAAAACTGTTGTTTGTCCACTTATATAATTATTCTGTCCTGCTCCAATAAATGAAGCTTGACCATCCACAATACAATTAATGCTTCCTCCGCCAATAATAGCTGAATTACCATATCCTACCTGATATGGACCTACCCAATATCCTTGAGCATTATATTCAAGATTTGGATAAGAATTAGTATATTCTATATTAGAACAACATCCGCCTAGAATTGCAGAACCTGTTGAATCAGTTTGAAATATAAAATTAGGAATTGCTGCAAGAACTCCGTTTGCATTTACGCTATATACTTGTACTGATGTTAAAGCCATATGTCTCCCTTAAAAGTTCTGTATCATTACTCTTTTCCACGTATATAATCCGCCATTTGCTTCGGTGCAAATATATATATGTGGGGTGGAAAAGATCATTTGTCCAACATATCCGATTGGACTGGCTATAGGATTAGAAGATGCTGGAACCGAAATGCTTGGGTCTTTGGATAATATTAATCCATCCGTAAAAGTTTTAAGATTTTCGATATTTTGATCGCCAGTAATACGAACATATCTAAGATCAAGTTGACCAGAATTGGTTAGCTGTTCAGTAAATATTTGTAAACCATTAAATGTGCGCATCTAATAGATTACACTTTATACGTTAATTTTTACTGTGATATAATAGACTTGCTAGGTAATTTGTAACTTGATGTTCTGAAGCAATTTCTTGAATTTTCGCTATTTGATCTTGATTTTGATCAAAAGGCTTTTCAACATACTCCTCTATCTTAGACTTCCAATTTTCTGGAGATTCATTAGCTATAATGATCTCCGATATCTTTTCGGCATCATCTTTTTGTTGATTACTTAGTTTCTTAACGTTAAATTTCTTCCTTACTGCAGACTTAACTTCTTCTTCTAGATCTTGACTAGCTAGTATATTTTCTTTAATTTTAGTTACTGAAAAATTCGAGCTTGCGCCAATTGGAGCTATGTTTTTAGTGGATTGTGGTATACCAGTAGAACCACTTGGTCTACCAGCTTGACCTGCTCCACCACCAATAATTGGTTGATAAAGGCCTTGATCTTTAAGTTGTTTAAATTTAATTTGAGAGTCAACTGATTCTTGAACTGTTGGAAGTCTACCACTATCAATAGCTTGTAAACCTTCTTCTGGAGTAAGAACTCCAAGTTCAATAAGGCGGTTAAATATACGTGAGTATTGAACATCATCTTTAAGATTCATTTCTTCGAAGGATGGAGTTGGGAAATTTTTAAATCCAAGATCTTTACTCATTCTACGTATTTCTGGAATTAAAAATTCATTTAAGAAAACTTCACGAGCTTGTTTTAATCTTTCTACAAATACTTGGACTTTGATACTTTGATTTGCAAATTTTTCACTTCCGATCAATACATTATTAAGTCCAATTTGAATATCGCGATCAACGACTTCATATTTTTGTGGTCCAATTAAATTACCAATGTCTGGAATTACAAATTGTGCCTTAGTTGTATAATCGGCAATAAGAACTCTACCAACACTTTGATTTTCAAAAAGAGCTTGCATCGCTTGTAGATTCTTTTGATTAACTCCGCCTTTATCTGGATCTGTTCCCATTGTAACTAGAAGAACTGCTTGTTGCATTGTTCTTGTGACAGCCATATCCATCTTCTTCATTTCAAGTTTCCAGTTGATATCATCTAATACTGGGAAACCCATTGGAATAGAAAGTGGCTCGTAGTCTTGTTTTTTATAAAATACCGCAGCTAATCTTTTTGGATCAAGAGGAAGTAGAATATATGAAATTCCTTTATTTCTAACTTGCTCTTTAATTTCTGGTGGAAGTGATTCATAAACTTCTTTATCTTCTTCTGTTTTAGGATCTCTTAGTCTCTCTAGTTCATAATCACTAAGAAGTTTGTAATACATATTAAACGAATAATTTACTGTGCCACCAACATAAACATCTGCTGGATTAATAATCGTATATCTTGCTGGAAGTTTAACACTTCCGTCTTGTGCGATTGATTTTAATTTTGATCCGAATGTTTGAGTAACTCTAAGAAGTTGCTCTGGATTTAATGATGTATCAAATCTATAAGTAAATACATTACCACTACGATAATATTCACGAAAGAATTGATCTTGAAAACTTGCAAGATTAATTTTCTTAAAATATGCTTCAAAAAATTCTCTAGCTTTTTGACTACCACCACTTAGATATATTGGACTACTGGAAAATTCAGTCATTAAATCAATAGTATTTCTAAATATCGCTACATTATAATAAGCCTTTTGACAAAGGATAATTGCATCCCTAACATCTAAAGTTGAAAGATTCTTTACGTAAGTCGAATACCTAAAAGGAATTAGCCCTGTATCAATATTAGTAAATCTATTTGTTCTTTCTATTGTTGAGGCTGCATTTCTACGAATACCTGTAGCAGCCGCTCTAGCCTCAGACATTTTAATTTTTGGCTTATTAACATCACTTCCATATACCATCAATGGGGTAGCTTCAGAAAGTGGAACAGCAAAAGAAGCTTGTACTTCTTCGATTTTTTTAGATTTTTTACTCATTTAATGTAAATATTACACTTATTTTATCATTATTGGCGTGAAAGTGTTAGATATCTCCTCTTTTGGTGCATTTATTATATCATTATAACACTTGAGACCCCAATTTGCTAATAAAAGTGCAGAATAATTATCTTTTCTAGCTTTATTTGCTGATGAGCTTCTTTTTAAATGTTGAGGTAAATCAAAAGATTGAGTGCCTCTAGCTGTAGAAGAATGCTCTATAAGAGTACATTGTTTTTTAGTCTGATAGATAAAGTCATCTTGATTTTCTATGAAATCTAAAGTAGACCAATCTTTCTTTTCTTCTGTTTTCATAAGATCTATAGGTATATTTTGATTAAATTGACTTTCAAAAAAGTTATCATTTCCACATGTTTTACTTGCAAACCATATCTTCTTATAATCGATAGATGCTTGTAAATGCTCATTAGATTTTCTTATAAATGTACTTGTAAATACTTGGTTAAAAGCTATCTTCTTGGCTTCTAGATTATAAGAATTTCTGGCTCTTTTTATTTCTTGATCATAATCTAAACCTTCTAAATCAGAATTAAATTCAAAAGAATTTATTTTAAAATTATTATTTTTAAATAATTCAGATTCATTACAAGCCGAAAGAAATATATCTGCTCCAGCATTATCAAGTATCATAAATACAATATTAAAATTAGTCATTATATAATATAAATATTGTACGTGATTTTTTAAATTTCCAAGTCCAGCATATGTGTGAACAAGAGTACCAGTTTTTGTCTCATCATCAATTTCTATAACCGCCATTGCAAAATAATCCGCATTAGGGCTATCGCTCATATTAGGATCAATTCCTAAAATATATCTTTTACTCGAAAGACCTTTCATAAGAGTATGTGGAGATTGACCATTTGGAATTGTACATTCTTCCATTTTCTTAGCGCTAAAATAACTATCGCTACCATCAATAAATCTAGCGCAATATTCTCTTAGAAAACTACTATGACTTGACCCACCAGCTTGAGCTTCTTCGATAATTGTCTTATCAATCATTTCTTCTGGTAATGCTTCGTAACTCATTTGAGAAACAAAATAAGTCGCTTCATTTTCTTCTTTTGAATATATTTTTTCAGTCCATTCGTTGTATGTTTTATAAAGATTTTCGAAAGTATAACTTGCTGAAGAGAGCGCTATCATTTTACTATTATTAGGAAATACCATTCTGTCTTCTTCTTTCATTGCTCCCTCTTTAATTAGATTATCTTCAATTTCTCGTATTTCCATACGTTCTTTCATATTTTGTGGGGCAACAAGGAAGGGCATAAGAACTGTTTTTACAATGTCTTCAGATAATAAAAGAAACTCGTCAAGTACAAGAACATTGGCACGAAAACCTCGAATTTTTTCACCACTTAATGGAATTGCTACTATACTTCCTCCATTAATTTGCCATTCGTATTGATCGTTTCTTTTACTTTTTGCACCGAAGGCTTGTTTCAACAACTCACCACCTTTACTATCTACAATTTTTTCTAAATTATTAAATATGAATCTTGCTGTTCTAAATGTAGGTCCAGCGATTAAAATTTTTGTATTTGGCTCAAAAATGCATTGAAGAAAACAAAAGACTGATGCCATGAAAGATTTTCCACAGCCTCGACCAAACACGCACATATTAAAATTTCTATTCAATAAACCTTTTAAATGTATTTCTTGATAAGGAGCCAACTTGATGCCACTTATTAATTCTGTAGTAAAACCTAAATTTGCTCGAAGAAATTTAGCTAATGTAATCTTAGCTTCTTTGTCATTGAGTATACCTTTAAGCTGAGATAACTCAAGATTTATATCTGGGTAATTTTTCTTATATTTATCTGGGCAATAAATCATAAAACTTTCATGTCATAAGCTAGTTGAAGATCTATCTTTTTATAGAAGCATTTACTAGCAAAAATTGACTCAATAATCCTTGTCATTTCTTTTCTACCATCAACAAAAAGAAATTGTAGATTATTATAATTTTGTAAAAGTTCGCGAACATTATGGAATATATATTCTGGCGTAGCTTTTATTTTTTTACTTATATGTGGAAGATATTGAAAACTTAAAGCATTACTTAAAGTTTCTTCTACCATTACTATAATATAACAATTATTTTTAAGGGCTTTCTCTATTTCATTTTTAAAACGATCATAGTTTTTAACACTTAATGTACTAATAAAATCGCTTAAACTTTTTCTTTCTATAAAACATCCACAATTATCATTAGAGCAAGCGTAATCACCAAAACTTAATGTCTTTATCTCAAAAGGTATATTAAATTTTAACCAGCTTTGCTCACGAGTATCAACATAGATTGTATCTTTTTGTGATAATTTATTTTTAAAATTATCTCCGATTAAATTAGGATGAATAAATTTATTTTCTAAACCTATACCTGAGCATATATCATAATAATCATTAAATATTTTATTATAGAAAATGATAGATGGAGCCATAATAGTTCTTAATTCAACTTGGGTTGGCGAATATATTAAATTTTTATTCTCTTTTCTTTTGACTAATAACTTCTTGCAATACTCTTGAGCTTTTTCAGTTGGTTGCTCTTTGAGCCATTTTTTCATATTATTCTTATCATTAAAATCACTATTAAAATACTGCTCTTTTGTTTTAAAATTAATTAAATCATTTGTTAAAAGGTCTCTGCGTTCATAATAAGTTTGATAGTATTTTACTTTATTTGATCCGTAACTCTTTAATGCAAGATGAAGACTTTTTTCATCTTTAAACTCTTTACCATCAATTTTACATATAACGCTCATCCATTTAAAATATCTTCTTCTGATATTCCTAATATTTTAGACTTTAGTTCATCCATTGTTCCAAGTCTTTCGATTTCTTTTTTAATTACAGACTTTCTAAGTTCAGCCATTTTAATCAATTTTTGTCTTGATTCTTCTTGTTTCCACATCTCAACAAGATTTAATATACTAGCATTTTCCTTGACTTGTTTGCTAAGTCTTTCGCTTCTTTTAACTTTTAAATCATTAAGGAGTTTTTGTTGGCGATTTACGCAATCATTATATTCTTTTCGCGCGGTATTACTTGCTTCTACAAGTGTCATAGGAATTTTACCATCTTCTTGAATTGCCATATCAATTTGATTCTGTAAAACATTAATCGTTTGTTGAATATTCGAGGAGATAACTACCTCTGTTGAAAGTACAATATATTGATCAACTTCCTCTTGAGTTAAATCGCTTTTATCATGAGTATATCTGACAAAACTGCTCTCGAAAAGATCGCGATCTCTTTCATCGTCATAAAGATTAATTTGATGTCCAAATCTAAAAGTATTCATATATCCAATTAATGAGTTAACTTCTTTCTTCTGTCTTGGCGTAATTTTATCCTTGTCAATTCCATCAAGAATATATTTATTTATTTTAGCAATCATTCTTTCTTCACTTTTTGGTGCGCGATATTCTTCGGTTGAAGCATTTTGATTATTAACATCTAGATATTTAATATTAGATGGAACAGTCTTCATATATTCAAGAACGCTTCTTGTTTCTTGAGAAAGATTAGTTAAACTTTCATTTTTAAATAAAATTTTAGCAATCTCTACACCAGTCATCGTAGAGCAATTATTACTTATATATTCTTTCTGTTCATCACTAAGCTCTATCAGTCCTTTAGCTTGATATTCATGACTTTTCTTTGGTTTTATCTGTCTTGAAGCAAGGAAGTTCTTTACGGCTTTTCCCTCTTTACTTCTGCCATCGAGATCATCTCTATTAAAAGCTAATTTTACAAGTTCAACTAAAGAAGGAGGATTATCTGGGCGATTATTCCATTCTTCTAATAGTTTTAATTGCTGTTCTTGAGTTAATTCTGGTAAATTTTCACTCATATTAAGTAATATCTATATCACCATTGTATAGGTGTTTTTTAACTTTAATCATTATTGCTTTCTTTAAATTTTTAACTTGTTTATATCCTATTTTACGATTCTTTTCGCTTGTTTTATATCCCATTAATTTTGCAGATTCTTCTTCTGACTTATGCTCTATATAATGTAAGGAATAAAATTTCCATTCAATAGGCTTAAGAATTTGATGCATTTTTTTATGAATATTTTCCGCTGCCTTATCAATATCTATCTCATCTTCTACAATATTATGTATTTCTTGTACATGATTTTCATAAGCAACAGGCAATTTTATATCATGTGCAGATTTTTTGCTCTTTTCCCATTTTGCATATAATGGACATTTATTACATTGCGAACCATATATCGTACAACTATCATCGCCTTCTGCGGCTGCACATTTTAAACATGGTCTTGAATAATTTCCGTAATTATTTCTTATAAGATTTTTAATTTGATTACTAACAATTCTGTTTATCCATGGTGCAAGGGGTTGTTTTTGATCATACATATTCCATTTTTTATAAATATGTATTCTTAATATTTGTGCTACATCACTAAAATCCATCCAAGCTAGTGTTGTAAGATTCCATTTATGTCGTCTTTTATTTATTTCCTGATTTATCTCCGAAATTTTACTTTCGAAACTTGATTTCGAAGACTTCATTAATTATCTCTTACTTTTTCTTAAAGAACCTGCTTCTTTTGCAAAATCTTCTAGTATTTGTTTTTTAGAAGGTTTTTTGCCTTTAATTTTTACTTTATTTCTTTTTACATTTTCTCCTGTTCCCATTAAATCTCTTAATTTTACTCCACGATTTTGGTTTTCAGAAGCTGTCTCAACTTGAATCTTTGATATATTTGGTACATTAGTAATTGTTTCATTGTCATCACCATCATCATCATAGTCTTCATCAATATCTACAGCTGGTGTATATGTTTTTTTAGCTATAGTTGGTTTTTGCAGTTGAACTTTTTGAACTACTGGTTGAGAAACTTGGGTATTCTTTTCAAAAGGATTCCCACAATTAGAACAAAATACTGGTTTTTTTAAACTATATTCTGTAGGCGCGCCACAATCTAAACAATATCTTTTCATTTAATATTATTATATACTAAATGAATAATTTAATCTAATTTTAAATTAGGACAGATTATGTTCTTTTTTAGTAGATTCTGGAATTGCAGCTACAAACTCTGGACCTTTACTTTTAGCTTTTTGATATAATTTTTTAATAAAAGCATCATAGGTCATTTTACCGCTCATTCTTCCATAATTACTAATAGCATCTCTTACGTCTTGTGGGCTAACTATTGGAAAACTACGAGATTCTGGAAAAAGAAAATCGCTATCTTTTAGCTCGCTTCTTGTTTTACCTTTATATGTTTTTTGATATGCCTCTGTATCACAAATATCTACTTCCATAGCTTTAACTTTTTGTTTTTTACCTTTTCTAAAGGTAGTTAAGCAAACAGCAATTCTTTGATCTTGACTTGTAAATTCTTCTTTAATTGCTGGCATACAACGACCCATATAGTCGCCTTCTTTTTCTTTCTTTTTTGGTTTTGGTATAGGCATATATAAATATATACACAT